TAAGAAAAGCAAACGGTAAATATTATTTACAAATTTTGGCTGGTGCATTTCCATATTTTCATTCAGTGGTACACTTACCTGCTATTAAAGGTGTATCAAAAAACGATAACCAAGATGGTGCAGTTGAAGAGAGTTTATTAAAGGTTTGTAGTAAAAATATTGATTGGTATAATCACGTTGCCACAACAAAATGGACATGTTTGGTTAAACATACTCAATTTTCTCAAAATATACCAGAGTGGAAATCTTTAGTAAATGCAAAAGCAGTAAATCAAATAGGTAAACCTGTTATTATTGGTCGACCAGGTCCAGCAACAATTAATGCTGGAGCAAATTCTGGTGGTAGACCAATACTTATTCCAATTCCAATTGATTTAGAAATAGCAGAATAAATTTTTACAACAAGTATAACAGTATATAAATAAAGGATACTATGGCAAATACAAATAATAAACTTAATTCTAAATACGGATTCGACCTTGGTTCTTTAACTAATGTTGAAATTTCTGGAGTTTCATCAGGAAATGATCAAATATTAGTTATAAAGAAAGATGTTGGTACTGGTAAATTTTATTTGGAACCACAAACTTTTGATACAGGTGTTTCTGGTAGTTCTATAACATTAAATTCTGCAGGTTCTTCATATTTTAAAAAGATAGTGTTTAATTCTACAAGTACAGGATCTGCATTTTCTACAATTAAAGAATTAACATTTTCTACACATACAAGTAATAAAATATATCTTACAGTAAAATTAGATTTAATTGGTCAGGGTAATAATGGTGGTATATACAATTATTATCATTTTACTACAGGATATAATTTAGTTGGTAATATTGTTGGGAATCAAAAGCAATATCGACATGTTCCTGGTCACTTTTCTTATATATTTACAAGAACTGGTGGAAGTGAAACGGTTACTTGTATAGGACCAGAAGCACAATTTCAGCAACTTTCTGCAATTCCACAAAATAATACTTTAATTTTACAACCTAAATTTTCAACATTAACAGATGCCCTAGATACTACAAACTACCCTCGCATAAATTTAAGTCAAAATACAGGATCTGATGAATTTTACTTGACAATTCAAGCAAAAGGTGTACAATCTACTACAGAAACTATTACTTGGTTTGGTACTATGGAAATATTCGCTTCAATCGTTTAAAAAGGAGATTATAATGAAGGTGAAATTGTTTGATGTATATAATTCGGTTAATGTGATGAATAAGGTTTTGGATGCTCAACTGCCAATTTCGGTGTCTTTCCAACTCACAAAACTTGTCAAGACTCTTAATGAAGAAGTCAAGATGATTGAGGAAGAACGCATCAAACTTGTAAAGAAATACTCGGAAACAGATAAAGATGGTGAAAGCACTGTTTCAGAAGATAAAAAGCAGAATTTTCTTAAAGATTTTTCTGAATTGTTGGAAACTGAAGTAGATCTTAATTGGACACCAGTTTCAGTGAGTAAGTTGGAAAATTTGAATGTTTCAGTAAATGAACTGTCTAAAATTCAGTATCTTTTCTCTGAATAACAAATAAAACTCAAAAAACCTAAAGATCTCCCTTTATAAATATAAGATATAAAGGGAGATTTTTTTATGGCAATACCAGCCAGTAGAGATGGATTAAAAGATTACTGCTTACGCAGACTTGGATATCCTGTTATTCAGATCAATGTCGATGATGCTCAAATAGAGGATCGTATTGACGATGCTCTACAGTTATTTTCAGAATATCATTTTGACGGTGTTGAGAAGGTTTATATTAGAAAACAAGTAGAACAGAAGGATGTGGACAGAGGATATATTGATATTACCGAACCTACTGTTGCAGATCCAAATGCAGAAATTCCAATCGTTGATGCTCCTGCCATTGATCCTGATGGTAGAAGTCTTATTTCTATTGTTAAATGTTACCAATTATTTGATACTTTGGGTGGTTCAGGTATGTTCGATGCTCGCTACCAGATCGCATTAAACGATCTGTACGGTCTTCGTTCCAATACTTACTCTCAGAGTATGATTACTTACGCAATTACACGAAGCCATATGCAGATGTTACAGGATCTGCTTACACCTGAAAAGAGTGTGGAATTCAGTCGTGTAACCAATAGAATTTATGTAAATATGGATTGGAAGGGTCAAACTCATATCGGAGAGTATATGATGTTTGAAGGATATAAAATATTAAATCCTGAAATCTATACTGATATTTACAATGACATGATGTTAAAGCGATATACCACTGCTCTGATACAGCAACAATGGGGTTCAAACATGATGAAATTTGGTGGTGTTGAACTTCCTGGCGGCATTACTCTGAACGGTTCTGATATTTTCAATCAAGCCACAAACGAAGTCAGCAGAATAGAAACAGATATACAGAGTAAGTGGGAACTTCCACCACAATTTATTGTAGGATAAAATGGCAGTAAACCCATATTTTAATAATAAAAATTATAAACCAACTCAAAATCTATTTGAAGATCTAAGTGACGAAGTCATAAAGATGAATGGAATTGATGTGGTTTATATTATTAAAACTTCAGATAAAGTTGATAATTTATTTGGCGATAATCAACACGGCAAGTTAAAGAATTCATTTACAATTGAAATGTATTTAAGCACAGCAAAAAACTTTCAGGGTGATAGAGATGTTATTTCTAAATTTGGTATGGAAATTAAAGACAATGTTTCAATGCTAGTTTCTCGCCGACGATTCCGAGAAGAATCTTTTAAAATGCCAGATCTTGGTGGTAGATTATATCCAATGAACAGACCAATGGAAGGTGATTTAATTTATCTTCCTCTTGCTCCAGCATCTGATAATTTATATGAAATTAAATTTGTAGAAAATGAAAGTATGTTTTATCAACAAGGCGATTATTATACTTTCAGAATTGACTGCGAACTCTACAAATACTCAATGGAAACTATCGAAACAGGATTTACTGTTATTGATAATATGGAAGCAGAGTTTGTCAAGCAGATTGATGTTGACAGCGATGGTAAGACTGATTATATTCAAGATAAGAAGGAAGTAAGTAATAACGATCAGTTACAAACAGAGTCTAGGGATATCTTAGATTTCAGTGAGAAAGACCCTTTCAGTGAAGGAAATTATTGAAACGAACACTTTTTATATATACAAATGTAAAGTATAATTTGTAATAAAATATAAAAAGAAATGAGTATTTAAATGGTAGAGAAATATGGATTTGTATATATTTGGTATGACAAGAAAAAAACAAGATTTTATATTGGTTCTCATTGGGGAACGGTTGACGATGGATATATCTGTAGTTCTTCATGGATGAAAAAAACTTATAAGATACGACCAACAGATTTTAATAGAAGAATATTAAATATTACTAAAAACCGAAATGATTTGCTAGAACAAGAAGAAGTATGGCTTAAAAAAATTAAAGATCACGAATTAGGAAAACGTTATTATAACTTAAAAAATACAAACATTGGTCATTGGTCTACAAATGATACTACACGTGAATCCATAAAACAAAAATTGTCAGAAAAACACAGAGGTAGAGTATATAATCGTGGATGGCATCTAACAGAAGAACAAAAACAACATTTATCTAAGATTAATAAAGGAAAACCTATAAACTATATAAGATCAGAAGAAACAAGAAAAAAAATATCAGAAAATAGCAAAAGATTACACAAAGAACAACGGATAGGAAATTATAAACCACATAATAATTCCACAAAAAAGAAAATGTCAGATAATAACGCAATGAAAAATCCCATACATATACAGAAAGTCACAGATTCAAAAAAAGGCATTAAGTGGCTCTATATGAATAAAAATAAAAAAATGGCTGTTCCAGGAACAGAAAAATACAAAAAACTAATAGATATTGGATATAGGGAAATATCTAATGTTTAGTATTTCCTATAATAATTATTTGTATAGTCAAGGTAACTACTAATGTTTACCACATTTTATCACGGAACAATTCGAAAACTTGTTACTGCATT